TGGCGCAAGGTCAAGCGTGTCAGTGAAAAATGGTGTACAATTGGCAGCGTTTGACCCTGAGATAACTTGCAACTTGCCGCTAGCGATCAGAGACTTGTCTGTCACGTCAACCATATCTGATTGTGATTGTGTTGTCAACTGAAATGAGTTGACCTCTGCTACACCTAACGATGGTGCAATGGCATCCATCGGACCACCGTACTGTACGGCTATGTTGTGAATGCGAAGAACAGACTTGCCTAGTGCGTCAACATATGCGCCTAGATCAATGCTGCTTTGTGCGTAGGTCGTGCCATTGAAGGCGGTGCTTGCTCGAATAAAAAATGAATCACTTTTTGCCATAACGGGATGTCCCACATGGTAGTTAATATACTAATTCTAACCCTAGTCTTGAACATCGCCACTGTCGTGCTGGTGATAAATGGGGTACTGCCCCATGAATCGCCACGGTTTGCCTGATCGTGACCACTACATACATAAGTAACTGCTACCTCGCAATACTATGTGCGTAGTCTGCAACAACTGTTTGAACGTAACAAAATGCAAATATGGAGAAACAATGCTAACAAATGAGTCCCGATCGCCAAGAGTTGAGGTGTATTGTCCAATAAACATGCGACTCGTTGCCACCTGCAGGAGGTGTCAGGGATGACAGCATACAAAATAACACCGATGTGTGAAGATTGTGGCAAACATAGAGCAATCTGGGCACAAAGATATTCTAAAGATGCCGAGGAAATATGGTTTCTTTGTGATCGATGCAAGGTGGAATGGCAATGAAAGTTAACCGCACATACAGCATGGATTACGATCTAGTCATACAACTTGCCAAGCGAGTCAATCAAAGTGACACTGTATGCAAGGCAGTCCGCAAGTATCTTGACGAAAAAGACAACTTCTCGTTACCTGACGTACCAACATTGGCACTAATTACAGCATTACAGTCAAGATTTAGTCAATTTGACCCAGAATACAGCCTAATTCAGACACTTATAGCCATGCATAGGCCATCATGACATACTGCGCCACAGTGCTTCCAGCCACCGAAACCAAAGTAGCAATTGAAAGAAAGATGTTGAAACGGATCATACCCTCCAAGTTACTCTCTTTGTCTTGTCTCTTGCTTTCGCGATCCATAAGCCATTGTGCAAACCGTGCAGTTCGTGTTTCTTTTGTGTCAGTTTCATCAGAGGTCATCTTGTTGTCTCTCCTTAATTAGTGCGATGATAGCCTCATCATCGGTGAGTGATACGGATTCTAAGATAATCATGTAGTTAGCGATCTCTGCGCCAAAGTTGTTGATGACAAGATTGCGAATAACAACATGATTAGGATCTATAAGACCAAAATTGTACATTGATGGTACGCCACCTGTACCTGATTGTGCAGCCCATCCAATCTGATTACCTAACGACGCATTGAAGTTAGTGCCAGGATTATCGTCATCTAGGTTTAATGTACACTCTGCTTGACTCTGGTTGGTCAAACCCCACACATGAAATTCAATTACTTTCATACCATGGTTAATGCGTCCGTCGTCAGTAATCAGTTGTTTTTTCTGACCGCCATTGACACGACCGCGCAATGTGTATGTCTTCACTTCTTACCGCCTCGCTTTGCTTCTTTGTGTGCCAACTTGACGATCCGCTTGTGATTGTACCCTTTGCGGTACTTGCCACTCTTGAGTGTGTGTCGCTTACGCAATCGCTTGTATGCTGCGCCATATCGACGGCTATATGCACTAATCTTACGCTTCTTTGGTTTGTCAGCTGCAGGAGAAGATTTGTTCATCATCTCCAGGATCGGTGCAAGTTGTGGATTTTGCATAATGAGCAATTGCATCAACATATCATTGTCCATCATGTCATCGACTCCTTGTAGGTGCGGTTATAGTCATAGCAGCCGCAATGAGGGCGGCAGTTGCCCTAGTTTGCATGTCAGGACTGGAGACCGCAACCGCAAGGGCCACGTCCCTCAACGCAAGGTCTCCGTTACTAGAGCAACCGCCATGTGAGCAATCTTTGTCATGCGCTTGACACGCAGCATCGAGTTTGTCAATAGGTTGTACTTCTGGCACCGTGTAATAATCAGCCTCGGCCATAGATCGGCCATGGACCCAACCTGGTCCGCAGTAGTTGCCGTGAATCTGCAGTGTACCACCTCATTGCTGAGAGAGTGCAAGTGCCATAGCAGCGGACTGGCTGAGTGACTCAACAGTGCATTCTAGAACAATACCAACTTGACCAATACCCTCTGAGTTTGTATCAGTCGAGTCAACGCCAAGATAAATTTGTTCTACAGCAACCAAGTAGCCATTCGTGAAATGTTGTGGCGCAAGGTCAAGCGTGTCAGTGAAAAATGGTGTACAATTGGCAGCGTTTGACCCTGAGATAACTTGCAACTTGCCGCTAGCGATCAGAGACTTGTCTGTCACGTCAACCATATCTGATTG